GACTCGAACCCTGACTCAACGAATTATGAGTTCGCTGCTTTAACCAATTAAGCTACGGGTCAAATTGGTAGACAAGCTGGGACTCGAACCCAGAACCCTCTGCTTAGAAGGCAGATGCTCTATCCAATTGAGCTACTTGTCCAAATTGGAGCGAGTAGTCGGCTTCGAACCGACAACCTTCTGCATGGCAAGCAGATGCTCTACCGATTGAGCTATACTCGCAGCTTGGCACTAGAGGTCTGCTTGGGTTTTTTGGTGACAGACCGAATATTATACATACTCACCGACTCCTCTTTTCGGTTTTTACCAAAAGGTTTTACCATGAAATACTCTTCGTCAACTACCTTAGTGACGGTCCCCCTCCAAGGGAGGTAGTCAGTCATGTGAGCAGGAAGCGTCACCCAGACAGGTTGACCGAGTATGGATTTATTAGCTTCCATGACTTCTGTTTTGGTGGATTTGAGTTGAATTGCGTCTAGTTCTTGTTGCTTATTCATAAGGTATCTCCTTTTCTATTTCATTTCTGGAGTTAGTACAACAAAAAACTATCTTATCTACGCCACAAATTTTTTTTATTTTTTTCATTATATGTTCAGGTACATTTTCCGCGTAATTATTGTAAGTTTGTATTAGCTCTTCTTGGAGTATTCTAACAGTATTACAGCAGCTTGAAGACATCGCTTTGCTTGTTTTATCAAGTTTAATGAAAATTTCTTCTTCTTTAAGTTCTGGGTGAACCTGTTGCTCTCTTAGGAAGTTTAAAAAGTGGTGGTAGTTTTTTATTTTAAAAATCATTATTATTCCTCCGATATAGCTCTGCCTTTTAGCTCTAGCCAATCTTGCTCCGGTCTTACTTTAAGATTGGTTGACCAAGCACCTTCAACTGTATTTAAATCAATGTTCAAGTCTTTAGAAAAATTAATTAAAGCTTGAATATCTTTAGGAAAGCAACTTCCTCCAAATCCAAATTTTCCATCTGGCCCCGGAACTTGAGTGTGGCTGTGGCCAACTCTTCCGTCTCTTAGGAATCCCTCTAAAGCATCTTCCCATCTTGCATCACATGCATCGCATAGAGCTTTCATCTCGTTCATGAAAGATACTTTGGTGGCCAAGAAAGAGTTAGTCATATACTTTACCATTTCTGCTGATTCAAAATCAGTTTCAAGAATGGAGATGGTTTTGCCAAAGCGACCTTTGAAAAGTTGACTTACTTGCGACGTGTTGCAAGCTTCTCCGCCAACTACAAACCTAGTTTGGCTTATGAAGTCAAATTTAGCAGTTCTTTCAGTAAGGAACTCTGGATTAAATACTATCCTCAAGCTGGGGTTTTGAGATGAAATTTTTCTAGTGACCCCCGGAGTTACAGTTGATCTTAGCAGGAATATTGTATTTTCGTTTGAGCTAACCTTTGATATTTCTTCAAAGCATGACTCTATAATTGATGTATCTATCTCCCCAGTTCTTCTAGAGGGAGTAGGCACTGAAACAAAGACAAAAGAAGATTTGTTAACTACGTCCGATAAAGAGTGTGTACTCTTCGAGGGTTCACGGTCAAAAACTCTTACATTGTAGTCAACGCCGACATTAGAAGAGAATCCGTATCTTACTGCGTTTCCGACAAACCCGTTTCCAATTATCCCTATTTGATTATTTTTATGCATTTTGCAACTTTCGCAAGAAGTAGTAAAAAACTAAAGTTAGGTAGTACGATACTATAAAGTTGTCGAAGCTTAAGTCTATTGTAAAAACTATAATATTCAACCAAGTTGCCAGACAAATAGGGCAAGCTAGAATCTTTAAACAGAAAGAATCTGGAAACTCTGAAGTTAAAAAGGCTGGATAACTAAGTAGCGAACCTTCTTCTTGTTTGTTTTTGAATTTGTAAATCAGAAATGAATGTATAAATAAACCAAAATAATCTAAATACTCTACGAAAGCCTTGGTGTTAAACCAGACATTCAACAATAAAGCTAAGCCAATTGGCCTTATTAAAATATCAACTTCCATTTTTTCCTAAGCAATTATCTAGGTTAACTGGAATTTTAGTAGATATATCTGGGGGTAGTTGATTATCCGTGCTTCCGAAACCACCACTACTTCTCTCGGTGTCTTCCAAGTTGTCGCAAACATGCCACACTGCGCCGTAGCAGGTCTCTATTATTAACTGGGCAACCTTTGATTTGGCTTCTAGAACAACCTCGTCCGAAGACAAATTAATTAATATTACTCCGATTTCTCCTCTGTAGCTAGAGTCTATAACGCCAGCCATGACATCTATACCCTTCTTTAGCGCGAGTCCACTCCTTGGCGCAACTCTACCATAAAAACCCTCTGGGATAGCTATTTTTACCCCAGTTTTAATCAGCTTCCTTTCCAAGGGCTTGAGCTTACACTCCTCTAAGCTATAAAGATCATGACCTGCGTCCGAACTATGCGCTCTCGTCGGAAGTGTCGTCTCTTCATTTATACTTGATATAGGTATAATAAGTTCTTGTTCGTTATTTTTCATTTTTTTTCTAATAAAATCCCATAAAAGTCGAAAATTTCTTTCGATTTCGTGTCTCTTTCGTACTCTTCCCTGTAGACAACTTTTTTAACCCCATATGAAGCTATCATTGTAGCGCAATAAGAGCAGGGCAGAAGAGTTACTGCGATTAAGTTTACTTCACCCTTAACGCACATAGATAGGCAGTTCGCCTCAGCGTGAATCATGAATTTACGACGAAGGTCTCTGTCTTTCCAGAATGCATCATCGCAATCCTTGCCAGAGGCTAGGCCGTTATACCCAACCGCTAGTACCCGATTATCGACATCTAAAGCACACGCGCCTACCTTAACATAAGGGTCCTCGCTTCTAAGCGAAGCTGCCTCCGCCAGATTCAAAGCGTAAGTTTCCCAAGAAATTTTCATTTAAATTAATGATAAAGCTCTATGAATTTTTTGTAAACATAGGGGTGCTCTTTTTTGAAGTCAAAATCCGAAGCAAAATTATTAGGGTCAGCAAAGCAGTTCCACATTTGTGTTAGTAGGTACTTACTACTCCTACATACATGTGCATTGCTAAACTGCGAATGTTTTTTCATTATTTGTCTTTTGTCTCTAATAGGGTAATGCTGGGTCCAAGCTGGGTGGTCTTTTGGTTCTGGCTTATCATGAACAGCATATATGCGACCACCGTTGTCAGGCCCGCCAAGTCTTCGCGCTGATTTACGATGAATTGGCCGAAAAGGTTTATTCCCTGAAGCGTTAACAGAGTTGGGGGTAATTCTGTGTATGCATGGAGCGAAGAAGGGGAGCGTTTCTTTTATATTTGATGGTGTCCCCTTGTATACTTCATGATTCACTACGCATTTAGTCGTGTAACTTTTGTGGTATTTATTTAAATAATCGAGGTAGTGTTGTTTTGGTTTAGGCCCAAAATGACCTTTGCAAAGAAATCTGCGATGCTTCAATTCGATCCCTTCGTAGCTCTCCATTGTCGACAAATAATCTACGAAAGTTTCCTCTTTCGTGAAAAGATACTCATCAGAGTCAATGTAAGCTATCCATTTATTTTCACCACTGATCAGGGGGATATAATCTCTGATCATTATATCTTGCCAGTCTTCGGTTTCTTGACCAGAGACTTCTCTGCCGTCAGGAAATAGCTCCCTAGGGGCAATCGTAAGGTGCTTAGGGTCGAAGTAAGCTCTTATGTCGACAGTGCTAGAATCATCTATTAAGTAAAAATGCTCTACACCCGTAGCTAGGTGGTATTTATACCACTGTAGGAGCTCCCATTCCCTATCAAAGTTCACACAAGCACATATGCTAAGATAGTGCATTACTAAGCGGATTTTGTGTTAACTCTGTAAATATTTATAGGTCTACCAATAGCGGGGTTTTCTTTGCGGATTAAGTTTACTTTACCGAAGTCTACCGCTTGGTTAATTTTGCTGTGAGCACTGGCCCTAGACATACGGCCATCGTTTAACTTTAGGAAGTCTTGGGCGGTAAATTCGCCTTCTGGCCATGAAACCTTAATTGGCTTTCGTCCTCTTTTTGATTTTTCTGAGATTTCTGTATCCATGATTCTTCTAGAATAAGTATTTTTTGGAACAATGTCAATTTATAAAAGTCTTTGGATTCTTGACATCGACTGCTATTAGGAGAATGTTCTTAAATGACCGTATGCGAGGCAACCGAAGAGCTTTTAAAGTACTATAAAGATAACGACGTATTCGTTCTCAGCAAGGACGTCTCAAAGGTTCTTCTGATCTCCGAAGATGAAGATGCTGAATTAGCAGCTATAAGGGCTGCTTTAAATCAAATGGAGGAGCATAAGGTTATTAGCCGAGAGGAAGTTTCTGGTAATGAATACTTCATTTTAAACAAATCCCTCCAATCAATGTCTCAAGATATGGAGATAGACTTGGAAACCGCAAATCTTATCGCCAGCAGCATTAATCAGTTCTGCGCGAAAACTGAAACTTTTGATAATGATGTAAACGCATTAGATTTAAGAGTTAAGGATTTAAGGACATTGGCATTGATGGCTACATTCCTTCTTGACGGAGACAAAGAAAAGACTGATGATGCTGACGAACTTTTGAGTTAAGCTCGCTGGGAGTAATCAGTGGAGTTTCCCTGAGATATCTGAAGTAAAGTAGGAGTGGAGGCTAGTCTACCTCTGAATCAAGGGATGACCGATTGCAAACTGCATGTAATCAAAAGACACTTGGTTGATTACCAAGGTGTGACCCCATCGTTAGCGAAAGCTAGGTGACCTAATGTAAGAGGAGTTTTCTGTGGTACAGTCTCTCCCGCCTGAAAGGTAGTTAGGTTCAGTTTTAAACTGATTTGCAGCGTGTTGTGGAATGACCCATCCATGTCAAAAACACTGGGCTAAGGAGAAAAAGCAGCACACGCTTAACAACACTTCCCCCTTCTTGGGGGGTGTTGTATACTTCTAGAAGAAAAATTAACACACCATCCTTGACCTCCTAACAAGTAAAGTGCATTATGCTGATTATGGACTTAGATGTCTTAAACGACCAAAATTCAATTGCTTTATCCAACGAAGAACTTAAAGACGTAAGGCTCTATATAGCTACGCCCTGTTACGGCGGTAACATGATGCAAGAGTATGTAATGTCTCTCCTTTCAAGCGTATTTTTCTTACATAATAACGGAATAAAGTGTGAAGTCAGATTCATAGGAGGAGAAAGCCTTATAACGAGAGGTAGAAATCATTTATGCTCGTTCTTTATGGCGAGCGAGGCTACCCATTTAGTTTTTATTGATGGAGATATAGAGTGGCATCCGTCTCATTTACTTAGATTGATTACTTGTAATAAAGGTGTATCGGTAGGGGCTTACCCGCTAAAAATGCTCCCTCAACAGGCTGATGGCAATAAACAGCGTTATGTTGTTAACGCATTAGAAGGTGTTACCCCTTCAGTTGTCTCTGAGTCACAGACAGTGTATCCAGTTAAGAATTCCGGCACTGGCTTTATGTGTATAAACAGGAAAGTTATACGGGAACTGCAAAAAGCTCACCCTGAATTACATTACACCACGGACATAGATAGGGGTCTCCTGAGGACTGGGCATGAATCCCCAGAAGGCATACAAAGATGCAGAGAGAACCTTTACAGTCTTTTTGATACCTGCCATGATGATACAGAAGATAACCACTACCTCTCTGAAGATTATACTTTTTGCAAAAGATGGACTGATATCGGAGGCAAAATATGGCTCGACCCAGAAATAAGTTTAAGCCACTACGGAAGACTTGGATTTCCGCCAGACACTTCTGAACTTAAAAAAATGTGCGAAGCTTTTTCCTCGCCTTGATATAAAAAAATGAAAATTAAACAAGGAACAGTGATAGGTATAGCTGGCGTAGCTGGCGCAGGTAAAGACTTACTGTTTGAATCTATATCAGAAAACCCTCTCTTCGGTAGAGTTGAGAAAGTATCATTAGCTCAAGAACTAAAAAATAATATCGCTCCAACCATAAAAGAGCATTACGGCATAGACATAGCTACATGCTCAAGGAAGGACAAAAACTTAGTAAGGCCAATGATGGTAGCTCACGGCACTATAATGCGTAAGAAAACTAACGGCAGATACTGGATAGAAAAAGTATCACCCATTATAGAAGATTTAAGGTCAAATAAAGAAGTTAACACTATATGCATAACTGATATAAGATACGACGAATACCCCAAAGACGAGGTGAATTGGTTAATTGAAGAGACAGGTGGATATCTAATCCATTTAAGTAAGTTTAAAATGAGCGAAGGCGGAGGAACCGCATTCCACCCCCCTGTTAACTCCGACGAAGCAATCAACGACCCAAGGCTACAAAACAAAAGCGACCTAGAAATAAGGTGGGAGCAGTGCGAAACTGAGGTAGCCAAAAGCGTTATGAAGAAAAAAATATCCAGAAAAGTTCACGACTGGATATTCATGAAGGCAGAGGCAAACAGAAGGAATAAAATTAAATCAGAATTAAACTACTTCTCGGAATAATATCCTTGACCTTTTTCCAAGTAAAAACGATAATCAAAAACCGTACTCAGTAAGAGTGCATAACACTGTAAAACTATGAGTGATAATAATAATGAACAAAGCCCCAAAAAGGGCGAATGGGCCAAACGTGAAAGAGGGGCCTTTTGGCGTCGTAAATCTCGCGACGGCTCACAGACATATCTGTCTGGACATATCGTAACTGTAGATGAGTTCGGTATGGAAAAAAGACAGAAAGTAGTCATGTTCTCAAACAAGGACAAAGACCCAAATTCGGAAAGGTACAACGAAAAGGCTCCAGACTACAAAATGTACCTATCTAAAGACCCTGCGGAAGAATCACAGTCCAACGCAGAAACTACCGACAACTCGAGAGTTGAAGTCGTAGAAAACGAAGAAGTTTTGTAAATAATTTATGAACTTCTGCTTTAACGCACCTCTTAATAGCGTGTCCTTTGGCCAAGTAGCCACGCACCTATTAAGGGGCTTTTTTCGCAATAACATACCCCCCTCTGTATACCCCATAGGAGGACAGGTTGATCTTTCCTCGCAATCAGTTGATGAAAAATTCAAATCCTCACTTGAGGATTGTGTAAAAAAATTCCTAGCCCTTCACGACAGGAATACAGCGTGTTTAAAGTTATGGCACTTAAACGGTGCTATTGACTCCCCGAGTAAAACCACTAACTTACTCACGTTTCACGAGCTAGACTCCCTGACAAACGTAGAAAAAAACGTATGTCGAAGCATGGATAGAATATTTATTACGTCCAACTTTTCTAAGGAGGTTTTGAAGTCTAACGAAATCGATTCAGTTCTAGTACCTTTGGCTTTCGATAAATTTAATTTCTTTAATTTAAATAAAAAATATTACAGCGACGAAAGGATTGTTTTTAATCTATGTGGAAAGTTCGAAAAAAGAAAACACCACAAAAAGACAATTCAAGCTTGGATAAAAAGATTTGGAAACGACAAAAAGTACAACCTGCAATGCGCTCTCTACAACAGCTTCATGTCTGAAGACCAAAACAAAGCCCTGTTTCGAGAAGCGATAGGACCCGAAGCTCCTTGGAATGTTCAGTTTGTAAACTTCCTTCCTCAAAACAAGACTTACAACGACTACCTAAACTCTGGGGACATAATTTTAGGCATGTCTGGGGGAGAAGGCTGGGGGTTACCTGAGTTTCACTCACTTGGCATAGGCAAACATGCAGTAATACTTAATGCACACTCCTACAAAGAATGGGCTAATGACAAGAATTCAGTTTTAGTTGAGCCTTCAGGAAAAGAAGACGTATACGACAATATCTTCTTTCACAAAGGTCAAGACTGGAACCAAGGACAAATCTTCTCTTGGAAAGAAGACGAATTTATTCACGCATGTGAGACAGCTATCGCAAGAGTGGAAGAATCTAGAGTAAACAAAGAAGGGTTAAACATTCCTAAGGATTTTTCTCTAGATAAAACGATTGATGTGATCAAAGATAATTTAGCTTCTTAAAATGCCCCTATACGTCTTTCAACACCCTAAGACAAAGGAGACCATTGAAGTGTTACAGTCAATGAAAGACGACCACGTATACACAGATGAAAACGGAGTCGCGTGGGATCGAGTATGGGTAAACCCTAACACATCAATTGATACACAAATAGACCCTTGGTCTACCAAAGATTTTGTAGACAAAACCAAAAATAAAGGCGGAACTTTAGGGGATTTATTTGATAAGTCTGCTGAGTTATCTCGAAAAAGAGCCAGCGAAAATGGTGGAGTCGATCCTATCAAGCGAAAATCAGAAAAAACTTACAGCAAAGACCGAAAAGGTCTTAAAAGGGGCTCTCTCGGAGGAGGCTAACCCCACCTCTTCAAAAAAAAATCACAACTAACGATTTTCTGGTTCCCAAAGAATCAGAAAAAACGTAGAGTAATCTACCGACACACTTCACGAAATGAGTTTTCAAAATTTTAATGTAAAAAAGAGGAACGGAAGGCTTGAAAAGCTAGACATAAACAAAATCAACCTTTGCGTAGAACGCGCAGTGGAAGACTTGGAGAACGTCTCAGCAAGCGAAATCATCCTAGACGCACATGTTCAGTTATTCGACAAAATAACCACAAAGGAGATTGACAAAGCCTTAATAATGTCAGCTAGGGAAAAAATTGAAAAAGAACCGAACTATTCATACGCTGCTTCAAGATTACTGCTAGCCACCTTACATAAGGAGGTCTTCAAAGAAAGCAGAGATAAGGATAGTTTCGACCATCAATACAGACTCTGCTTTATTAAAAATGTTAAGAAGCTGGCAAGCGAAGAAATCCTAGACGAAAGATTACTATCCTTCGACCTACTCAAACTATCCGAGGCAATTAAGCCCTCCAGAGACCTTAAATTTAAATACCTAGGCTTACAAATCGTAAAAGATAGGTACTTACACCGAGTTGATGACCACATAATGGAAACACCTCAAGCCTTCTGGATGAGAGTGTCTATGGGACTTGCTATAGAGGAGGAGGATAAAAATGAAAAGGCTATTGAATTTTACAACGCGCTTTCTGAGTTTCGTTTGTGTTGCTCTACTCCTACCCTGTTTAATAGTGGTAGTACTCACAGTCAGCTTTCCAGTTGTTATCTTAATACTTTTGACGATTCAATTGATGGAATTTTTGAGGGTTTGTGGCAAGAAGCTAGAAAGTCCAAGTTCGCAGGAGGACTAGGGTTTGACGTTACTAACTTTAGGGCTGCTAACTCCTACGTCAAAGGCACAAACGGCAAGTCTTCAGGACTTATTCCTTGGCTTAAAATCTATAATGACACCCTAATAGCCGTGGACCAAGGAGGAAAGCGTCCGGGTGCTGGGTGTGCCTACATAGAACCTTGGCATTTAGACATAGAAGACTTTTTAGAACTAAAGAAAAACACGGGAGACGAACGCAGACGTTGCCACGACATGAATACAGCGAACTGGCTACCCGACCTGTTCATACGCAAAGTTCAATCAGGTGAAGATTGGTATCTTTTTTCTCCATCAGACACAAGAGACCTTCACGAGTTATATGGTGAAAAATTTGATAAAGCTTACAAAAAATACTGTAAATTAGCAGACGAGGGGGAACTCACTAACCACAAGGTAATAAAGGCTAAAGATTTATGGAAGAAGATGCTAAGAACCTTGTTTGAAACTGGCCATCCGTGGATGACGTTCAAGGACAGTGCTAATATTCGTTACTCCAACTCACACAAAGGCGTAGTGCATAGCTCAAACCTCTGCACTGAAATCTTCCTACACACAAAACCATCTCTATTCGATGACGGAGAAAAAACAGAGGTAGGAGAAACGGCTGTCTGCAACCTTAGCTCACTAAACTTAAAACAACACATAAATGAAAAAGGGAAACTAGACTTTAAACTGCTAGAGAAAACAATAGCGACTCAAATGAGGATGCTAGACAACGTAGTAAACATAAACTACTACCCAACTAAAGAAGCTTCAAAATCTAATTTAGCCCATCGCCCAGTCGGCGCGGGAAGTATGGGTTGGGCTGACGTGTTTTATTGCTACAATGTAGACTTCTCATCTGAAGACGCCGTTAAGTTCTCTGACGAACTGTACGAATTTATCTCATACCACTGCATACTAAACTCAAGTAAGCTAGCAAAAGAAAGAGGGACTTACGAAACCTACGAAGGCTCCTTATGGGACCAGTCCACCCTCCCGATAGACACTTATAAAAATCTGATGTCTTACTTGGGTGAAAAACCAATGATTCACAGGGGTAAAAAATTCTGCCCTGAAGTTCAATGGAAAGAACTTAGGTCTCATATCTCTGAACATGGCATGAGAAACAGCAACACTATGGCTATTGCTCCCACCGCGACAATATCCTACATACAAGGATGTTCTCCGTGTATCGAACCAGATTTCTCTATGTATTTCGTTTATGAAAATAAAAGCGGAAACTTGAGTATAGTAAACGAGTGGTTCGTTAAAGAGTGCAAGAAAAGAGATTTATGGAAGCCAGAGTTAATTGAAGCACTTAAAGCTGTAGACGGAGATGTTTCGTCTCTTAACCTACCGCCAGACATGCAATCCTTGTTTAAAACTTCTTTTGACCAAGACCAATTTAAATTAATTGACTCGGCTGCTGCCCGTCAGAAATGGATTGATATGGGCCAGTCTTTGAACCTTTTCAACAAAGAAACTTCTCTGAAATATTTGAATGACTTATATATTCATGCGAGAAATAGTGGTCTGAAAAGCACATATTATTTAAGGAACAAAAGTGCAAGCACTATCGAAAAATCAAATTCAACAAGCAACACCGTCGAAAATGAACAGTCCCTACCATCAGCCTGTTCAATTCTCGACCCAACATGCGAAAGCTGTCAATAAAGGGGGCAACTATGAGTAAAACAGGATTATTACTAGAAGAAAACACTACTGGAGTTAACCAAATATTACCGCACAAACACCCATTCGCTTGGGACTTATTTCAGAAAGGAGTAGCTAATAGCTGGTCACCTTCTGAAATTAATATGTCTGACGACGTAAAGCAATGGAAAGGAGACGACCTATCTAAAGATGAAAAATTACTCGTTAAAAGATGCCTTGGGTTTTTTGCTGGAAGCGAGTCCTTGGTTGGCAATAATCTACTACTTAATGTCGCAAAGTGGATAACAGACGCTGAGTGCGGTCAATACATAATGAGGCAAGCTTATGAAGAATCACTTCACAACTGGACAGTGGTGACTTGTTGCGACTCTTACTCCTTAAAAATTAACGAGGTTTACGAAGCCTACATTAATATCCCTTCGATAAAAGCAAAAGATGACTTCTTAATGGAAATTACATCTGATGTTAACAGGCAAGGTTTCTCTACTAAAACGCTCGAAGGCAAAAGAGAGTTTCTACGTAACTTAATTAGCTACTACATAGTATGCGAAGGAACCTTCTTCTTCAGTGGATTCGCAATGCTGCTAGCCTTAGGTAGGCAAAAGAAACTGATTGGACTCAATGACCAAATCAAATACACGCTAAGAGACGAAAGCCTTCACATAAAATTTGGCACATACCTAATAAACACAATTAAAGAACAGTACCCAACTGTTTGGACTAAAAAATTCGAAGAAGAAACCGTAGAACATATTAAAAAAGCTGTAGAACTTGAGATAGCATACGCTCATGATGTGCTTCCGAGAGGCATTCTTGGCTTAAATGCCGAAATGTTCGTTGAGTACATGCAATACATCGGAAACCGCCGACTGGAAGGAATTGGTATAGATTTTCGCTTTGAAAGCGATAACAACCCATTCCCTTGGCTCTCGGAAGTAGTAGACACGGGCGCAATGACTAACTTTTTTGAAAGAAAGGTTAAAGACTACCAAAACTCTGGAGTGCTAGAGGATGACTTTTAACCCCTAAAAGCTTCCCCACAATGATTGCACTCCCAAACTGAACAGCAGTCAGACTCTGCATCGCCACAGGAACCTTTCTTACCTAAATACTTTCCTAAGAAAGTAATTCCGGTACATGGCAAATAATCCACTTTTTTTTGGGTAAGTGGATATTCCTTCTGGTCTGACTCCCAGCAATAAGGGCATATTTTTGAATGCATGATTGCTCCTCATTTTAAAGAAAACCCCTTATAGTATTATTTTAAATAAAAAATAAAGAAACGCTGCGTTCAAACCCGCGCTAGCCCCAAGAAGAGCACTTAATAGCACAACTAACCCGCTTTTATTTTGCTTAACGGTTTTAGTTTCTGTTTTTGACTGTTCCCCCGCTCTTTTTTCTGGGAATTCTGATCCAGCAACAAGCCACCAATCACCACTTTTATCTCTTACCGCCCATTCTACTTCCTCTTTTCCCCACCACTTGCGCGAATCGTCGTTAAGCTCCACGATTTTTCTGTCTTTTTTCATACATATAACTACACTATTTATTCCAGTAAAGTTATATTTAATATGAAATTAATACTCAATGCCGAATTCGTTTTTTAGCTCTAAATTACTCTGTTCAAAGTACCCAGCTATAGACGGGCTGTAGGTTTTCTTGTCTGGGTTCTTATTCTTATTGTGAGGTAGCTCAAGAATCTTCTCTAAGGGGTCTACATTTAGAAAGTCAAATACCTTACTAAAGTCGCCTTTGAATATTTCTCGTGAGTCTACAACTAGTATTTGGGATTTTTTGAAATATTTTTGCCAACTCCTTATGTTATTGATATACCTACTTCTACGCACTAAAGAATACTTCCTGAAGGTTGCACCTTCGGGGTCTCTCGAAAAATGTATCGGCTTCGTCAGCTTTTCCTTAATTAATTTATCTATATTTTTAAACTCAAATTCTATCATACTCTCGATAGACTCTTCCGCCTCATTCACATCTTTTCGTCTAACCAACCAATTATAATGAGAAACAACTCTCTCCACTGGCTCTCGAACCATAACTATTATCTTAGCTTGACTATTGTATTCATGCACTAACCTTGGCGAGAATGGGTTTGATAGATACGAAGGAGAAGCGTCAATTTTTATACCATCATCTTCTTTGAATAGGCCATTATACCAACCCAAACCCTTCTTAATATTCATTCCATCAAAAAAATGAAGTTCTTTTTTGGCGAACAAATCGTGATAAGGATGATCTTTTTTCCCGAACATACGTGCTTCGCTAAAGGCATGAATAGTTTCAGGCAACCTTTGCAGCACAGACCACAGGAAAGTGGTTCCACATTTTGCTTCACCTATAATAAAAAGATTAACCATTACACGCACTCAATCAACACTGCTCACACCTAATATCTCTTCTCTAGAAACAACGCCATACCAAGATTCAGTTCTATTATCCCCAATAACCCAAAACTCATCTTCCTGCAAGAAACCATAGTCAATATTGTCGTATTCGTAAACAATTTCTCCGGTAGTCCAGCTTCTAAGCGGTTCACCATCAGGATTCACAAGCATAACGCCTAATCTTTGCTCGGAAAATTCATCTTCGTAAACGACATCATTTAAAATAATCCTACCATCTACTACCTTTATCGCATCTCCCGGAACTCCTATCACCCTTTTCAATAAAAAGTCTCCGTCTTTCAAATCCCAAAAAACAACCACATCCCCACGACTTATATCATCGACATCAGCTTTAACCTTACTTACCCATACTAAATCACTTGAATCAACCGACGGACTCATTGAGTCGCCAGATATCATGTAAAGCTTGTAACCCCAGTTTAAAACCAAAGAAAAAATAAAGAATAAAACAGTTATTCTTATATTTCTTACATTTTTTTTGCTTATTCGGTTCATATTTTTATTCCAGAATAATTTTATTGGGTGTATATATCTACACAGAAATGGATAATCAAAGCATAATCAATATTGCCTTTTCCATCATATCATTTGGGGCAGGATGGGCGTTAAAGATACTTTTCTCTTATCTTACTAAAATAAAAGAAGATTGTTCTGCTAGTGCCGACAGGCAAGCCGAAGACTACCGTAAATTAAACGAAAAAATAACCAGCTTAGCCCTCACTATACCCGAAAAATACGTCAATAAAAACGACTTCGAAAACCTTGTTAAAGTGGTTCACCACCGTTTTGACCGAATTGAAGAAAAAATTGACGAACTGAAAAAATAGAAGTATTTTTCCCTTCGCTATGGGGAAGAAAATACTAATTACAGGGGTTACTGGTCAAGATGGGGCAAACATGTGCGAATTTCTTACCCGCATTAATTCGGGCGAGGAAGAAGGGCATGATGCGCCAGAAGAACCGCATTCCATATTCGGAATGATAAGAAGAACGGCTACGCCCAACTTCAAAAACTGTGAATTATTTAAACGCGACAAGAACTTTCAATTCGTAGAGGGAGACCTAACCGATTCAGTTAGTATCACTGGTTTAGTAAAAGAAATAAAGCCAGATTATTTCATAAACTTTGCTGCAAATTCATTTGTAGGCGTAAGCTGGAAAATGCCCGAGCATGTATTCGACACAAACGCTATGGGCGTTCTAAGGTGTCTAGAAGCGATTAAAGAACATGCTCCTGATTGCAGGTTCTACAGTGCTGGTAGCAGCGAAGAGTTCGGAGATGTTGATTATGTCCCTCAAGATATGAAGCATCCAATTAAGCCCAGAAGCCCCTATGGAGCTTCTAAGGCAGCAGCACGGCACTTAGTTAAAGTGTACAGGGAGTCTTATAACCTATACGCAGTCCACGGAACCCTATTTAATCACGAAGGCACAAAAAGAGGGGAAGAGTTTGTTACTAGAAAAATTACCAAAGGAGTAGCTAGAATTTATAAGTCCATCAAAGATAAGAGAAAATTTGAACCAATAGAACTAGGAAATTTATCTCCCCGCAGAGACTGGAGTGATAGCGAAGACTTCGTGAAAGGGGTCTGGCTAATGCTTAATCAAAGTGAACCTAAAGATTATGTGCTTTCGAGCAACGAAACTCACTCTATAGAAGAATTCGTAGAGAAAGCTTTCACCAAGGCTGGCATCTTAGGAGAATGGTCTCATGTCGAAGAATCAATAGACGGCCATTACGTTAGGATTCCTCAGCAAACAAAATACGTAGACAGAACCACCAAAGAAAACTACGTGACGATAAATGAAAAATTTTACCGCCCCGCAGAAGTTAACCTTTTACTGGGGGACTCTACCCCTATAAGAGAGGAGTTAGGGTGGAAGCCGAATAATTCCTTTGACAGACTTGTAGAAAAAATGGTAAAACATGACATAGATGAGGAAATGCAAAGGAAAAATTGAACCATCCGCACAAATACTCAAAAGGTTCAAAACTCCTCCAGCTATAAACAGCGAAGTCCAATTTCTTGTTTGGCTTTTAATACGCGACCCCTACCTTTTCTTTAAGCTTCCCAACAAAGAAAGAGTCGCGGAGTTGGGGATAGCAAAAAAACTACTTAAAACATACCCTGAGTTTGATTTTTGGAAAACATTGGATATGGGGGATTATTTCCCTAGTTTTAAGTTCATAATTAAAAAAGAGTCGAAGTGGAGTGAGGTTTTAAAAGAGAAATACGCATCCTTCAAGTCTTTCAATTCCCTTGAAAAATCCAAGAAAACTGATACAGTTGACTATCCTAAGTCCATTTCCACCAAACTCGGAGACGTATTTAAGCCTAAAAGCAAATTTGACTTTCTATGAAAAAAACTGAGAAGAAAACGACAAACGAAACCCTTAATCAAGTACAGAATTACTTAAAGCAAAACAAGGACTATCACTATAATTTTGAATCGGAACATCACTACACAGTATCGAGCGGAAGTTTATTGCTCGATGTAGAAATGGGCGGAGGTATAAAACCGGGGGTAATAAGGTCAACTGGAGTAACAGAAGGAGGAAAAACCTCCTGCGGACTTTCTTTCGCTAGAAATTTTCAGAAAATCCCCAACTCAATGGTTATGTACATAAAATCAGAAGGAAGACTTTCTGCTGACATGATTAAAAGGGCTGGAGTGGATACATCCGAAGAAAAATGGTTTGTATTTAAATGTAATGTTTACGAAACCGTAATTGACTTCATGCGGGAACTGGTAAAAAACAACCCTGAGGGCAAAAAATATATGTTCATAGTAGACTCTATGGATGCCCTAGTTCCGAAAGGAGACTTAGCTAAAAGCTCTGATGATGCACTAAAAGTTGCTGGAGGCTCTTTGCTTAGCTCGGATTTTTTAAGAAAAATGGCCCTAGGCTTAGCAACCAGAGGGCATATATGCTACATGATATCTCAAGTAAGAAGTGCGGTAAAAATAAATCCATATGAAAAAGGTGACCCTAAGGTAACTAACGCTTCAGGAGGAAACGCTATACTTCACTACAGCGACTGGATTCTAGAGTTCCAACCAAGATGGGTTAAGGACGCTATATTGTCTAACGACAAAAAAGAACAACTAGGTCATCACTGCAAAGTTATATTCAGGAAAAGCCCTAACGAAAAAACAGGAGTAGAAGTTAGATATCCCATCAGATACGGCAGAGAAGACGGCAAAAGCATATGGGTGGAGTATGAAATCGTAGATATGCTCTTATCTTGGACGCTGGCTACGGCAAAAGGCGCATGGATAACAGTATCTGACGACCTCGTAGAAGAAGTTAAAAAAGCTACTAAGAAAGAAATCCCAAAACAACATCACGGAATGGATAAGTTCTACCAATACTTCGAAGACAATCAAGATGTCGCAGAGTATTTATACGAAAAATTTAAAGAGATACTCAAAGAGTCTAAATGAGACTGTATACGTTAAACGGCAAAACTCCAATTTACAAAAATGTATCTAAGTTCTTGGTTGATTGGGATGGTTCTTGCAGGTCTAAATTTCAAAAATCCATAAAAGATTTTTTTCACGAATACTGGTCTAGTCATATAGTTTATGAAGAGTTTCCTGTTTACGGTACACGACTTAAGGTTGACTTACTGAATGCAACTACCAAGATTGCTGTAGAAGTTAATGGCGAGCAGCACGTAAAATACAACCCCTTTTTTCACGGCAAATCTAGAGCTAACTTCCTTAAGTCTATTAAAAGAGATATAGATAAAAGAAAATGGCTTGAAAAAAATGGATTTATTTTAATAGAAATTTACCCCGAAGATTTAACTTCTATAAGTAAAGATTTTATAGAAAAAAATTTTAACATCGAGTTATAAGTGTATATATAAGTATGAACGAAAAGAGCTTCAAGTTCCCCAAAAGTCTTCTCAATCAAATTTCCGAATGCAGCAACGGCGGTTACATCCTTTTTAACTATGATGGTAACGGAAAACCGAATATGCACTGCGGTTTTGAAAGCACTGCTCACGAATTAGGCTTACAATTTTCTATAGAGAACTATAATAGAGCAATGGAAGCCTATAACATAGAAAGCGCATTGTCTGAAATGCAGCCTCCGATGCCCCCCGAAGACGACGACGAAAACGAAGGCTTGCTTTAATTCCAGTAATGTAGATAATTGCGATATGGGAAATTCGCAGGAGTCTTACGAAACTCACGACTTTGAATTAGAGAATAAGATAATTGGGTGTTTAATAAAAAACCCAAATGAGTTTTTTAAATACTCAAGCTTAGAAGAGGGTCACTTCTTTGACCCGATGAACAGTAAGGTCTTCGGCATTTTAAGGAACGAATTACTAAACCTAAACGGTGCTCCTTTCTCAGTTCAAGCGTTTAAAGATAAAGTTCTAAATCATAACATAAAGTTCGTTCATGGAGTTGAATCATCTGACTTCATTGACGACGCAGTGGAATGGTCGATAGCTAAACCTGAACTGCAAGCTTCAATTTCTTCTCTTCTGTTAAAGTATAAAATATATACGACTCAAAATTTAATGGATAAGATGAATGGCTGGCTCAGTGGAAGTGGCAAAAGAAGCTCTCATAAAGTTCTCGGAGAACAAATCAGCAAATTCAATGGCAGCTTAATAAACGCAGTTAGTTTCGGCTCAGACGAACATGACTTTAACACCTTTCAAGACAGCGCGGGGGTCTTGCAGCAAAGAAAGGACAACCCTATAGATGATGTAGGCTTTCGTTCTTCTCTTTCTATATACCACTCAATGTTTGGGAGTTTTCGCCCCTGCGACCTGCATATTTTTCACGCCAATCAAGGCGTAGGAAAAAGTAGCTTGATGATGCAGATAGGAATGGAGTTCGTAAAAAACACTGGACTGAACTGCCTTTACTTAGACACAGAGTTATCCTTCCACGACCAAATAGTCAGAACCACAATGGCTAACACAGGGATTCACCACGAAGATATCCAGTCAGGTAAATACATTTCGCAAGAAGACTCTGACAAAGTTCAAACATACATAGACTCTATAAGGGAAGCAACGCACCTTTCAAAGTTAGCCCACAAGCTCTGCAAAGGTATGTCCATAGATAAAAAAGTAGACTTTATGCGCGTGTGGAGAATGAAACACACCGACATGACTCAACCCGCTATGCTGATATATGACTACTTAAATATAGCAGGAGAAAGAAATAAAAACGAGGGAACCCATTTAGACATGTCTGACCAAATAAACAAGGTCATGACAGTAGCGAAAGAACTCAACATTATAGTTGTTACAGCTATGCAAACAAACCGCTCTGGAGATGTCCGAAACAGAAACAATAACTCCGGTGCTTCAGCTTCAATTGGAGGCTCTTTTAAGGCATGTGAAGACGCCAACCATTCCATTTTCTTCGAACCCAAAGGGCCAGAAGAAATAGCCGAAGATGAATGCGTTACTCTAGACGCGGTTCACGAACTACTTACTGAATTCCACCAAACAGGAGACCATTCTCTTTTCCAATTTGGAACCCATAAGCTCTTGATACACAAAGTAAGATGGCCCGGAAAAAGATGGAGAAGCCAAATGTACCAAGCTTCAAAACGAAAATACAACGGCACATTTGAACTAACCCCATTCTATATAAACCTGTGCCTCTCAAGAGGAAGCATCGTCGAGAAAGGTTCTCTTGAAGATGTTATAGAATACCAGAGAGACAATAATCCAGACGCAAATCAAAACAGCCCAAACGCTGGACCAGAAGAAAGAGGCAACGCCAGAAACTACGCTCAAGAAAATGAAGACCTCCTTTAAAAATAAAGTAACTGATTTGGATATTAATGAAATCCTAGTAAAACTTGGGTACGGAAATCTAAGTCACTCTGGAGGTTATTACCGCGTAAACCCTCAATACAGAAAGTCTAGCTCGAAAGGAGTGTTAAGCATAAATAAAGACACGGGCTCTTTTAACGATTGGGCTCGCGCAGGAGACCCCCTTTATAAAGGGGATATCGTAAAACTTGTATCGCTCCACTTAGACTGCAACAGAGGCAAAGCCTTAGAGTGGCTTGATATAGAAGAATTCAAAAGAACTGACGAAGTAACTAAGCCTGAAAAAATTTTAGAACTTAAAAAAACCTTTCGTCCTTCAGAAGCCAAAGGCTTAATTAAGGATAGCTCCTATTGGGTGCAAAGAGGCATCAGCGAAAAAACACTTGAGAACTTCAAAGGAGGAATAGACAACGGAATAGAGGGGGGAAAGTTATATAACCGATACGTGTTCCCTATATGGGACGTAAACACATCTCGCATACTCGGATTTACCGGAAGAGACATAAGCAATAAACACCCCTTGAAGTGGAAAATTTTAGGCAAGAAAACGGACTGGTTATACCCATTCTTTTGTAATAAAAAATATATTAAAAAAACAAACCAAATAATATTAGTCGAAAGCATAGGAGACATGCTTGCTCTGTGGGAAAATGGAATAATGAACTCTATTGTCACCTTTGGGTTGAGTGTATCACCGCGAATAAGAAGCCTGTTGATTAACTCTGGAGTAAGTGATATATTTATATCCTTCAATAATGATGCGGATGGGAATGAAGCTGGCAACCTTGCTGCAAGCAAAGCTAAGCAAGAACTACAAAAAATCATTAACCCAGAAAAAATTAAAATAGCTCTCCCTGAGTCGGCTAATGACTTTGGAGAGATGAAAAAAGAAAACATAGAGAATTGGAGACTTAAAAATGAAATACATATTTAAACCAGAAAAAGAGTTAGCTTTCTGTAGATTCTACGGAGGAATAGCCTTCTCCGCAGAAGAAGTTGCAGAGATTAAAAAACTAGGCGATAGCATAACTCAAAATGACGCGGTTACATACGGCGGGAACAGCCCAGTGAGGCAGGGCTCAACAGCTTGGATTCCCCAAACCGAAGAAACGTCATGGATTTACCAAAAGCTTGTAACGATGGTCAAAGACGCCAATGACGAACTATGGAACTTTGAACTAACTGGATTTTTAGAAGACCTGCAATACACCACCTACAACGGCAAAGGCAAAAAGAAAGGTGACCACTATGGTGCTCACTTGGACTTCGACGGCAATTGCACTAGAAAAATCAGCATTGTAGTTCAACTAACTGACCCAGAGGAATACGAAGGCGGAGAATTAGAAATTTACACTTGGGATAGACCTTTCGTCTCAGACAAAACAATGGGTTCCTGCGTTCTTTTCCCTTCGTTTTTACTGCACAAGGTTACGCCCGTCACCAAGGGTAAAAGAAACTCTCTAGTTTTATGGGTGTCAGGTCATCCATTTAGATAAAATTATGGCTAATAAAACTAAAAGTATCCTATCTGCCTCTAGAATTAAAACACTAGATAGTTGTTCTTGGAAGTACTGGGGTACGTATCACCTTGGGTTGCCAAGGTCGAAAAATCCCGGAAGTTCTAGGGGTACTGTTTGTCATACCGTGCTAGAAGTGCTGCTTAACCCGCGCCACAGAAAGCACATTAAAAAAATAACTAAACACGCTACCACGAAAGCTGTTCCTTCAGTATACCGACTAACCGAAAAAAACTTAAAAAAAGAAGGGTATCTGTCTGACGAAAATTTGCAGATGTGCGACGAAATGATTTTGGTTGCGTTAAACTGCGACTTTCTTGGTGCTAGAGGGGCCAAAATAACTGAACCTGAAAAAGAATTTTTATTAGATAACTCCTCTCCTAATTATAAAGTTTTAGGCTATATGGATAAGCCTGAAGTTTATAAAAACGGTAAAAAGCTAGTTATTGTTGATTACAAAACAAGTAAGTCTAAGTTTACCAAAAGTGAAGTTGATTATAACATTCAAGCCCTTGTCTACCTACTTGCAGCAAAAGAAATCTGGCCAGAAGTTAAAGAATGCTCCATTAAGTTTCAGTTTTTAAGATTCCCTGAAGACCCAAACATCACAGTTACTGCTCAGGACGAAGAACTTGAAGGATTCGAATACTTCCTCGAACATGTATTTAAATTAATCAATAATTATGATGAACACAAAGCAAAGTCTAACTTCGCTGCACGTCAGCCCTTCCCAAAAAAAGAAGAAGGCTTCAAGGGTCCTCTCAACTGCGGTTTTGCTAAATACCCCGGTCAACTAAAGAAAGACGGCACTCTGATGTGGCACTGCGAACACAAATTTGCATTCGACTACTATGCTTGTCTAGACGAAAAAGGAAAGCAGATAGCCTCATCGAAAAACAGAGATGACATCATAAACTTAAATGGCAAAATAGTAAAAAAACACTACACAGGATGCCCCGCTCACCCGCAAGAAGCCACGCAGAGTAAACCAGAAAAGTCACAATTCAAAGATGACTTTGATTTTTAGCTTGAACCCAAATCAGAAAATTCATAATATCGTAACCTATGGATACCATACCTTTGTTTAAATCTCACTATAGCTTAGGTAAATCTATTTTAACGCTCAACAAACGCTCTCCTGAACCAAGCACTGGCCCAGACTCAATAATAGACATCTGCGTAGACAATAAACTCAAAGAACTCTACTTGGTAGACGACAATATGAGTGGGTTTCTGGAGGCTTACGAAAACTGTCGCGAAAATAAAATTAAATTCATCTTTGGCCTCAGAATTAACGTCTGTCCCGACTTAAATCAAAAAGACGACGAGTCCATTCAGGGGACCTCGAAACTTATCCTATTCGCTAAAAACAAAGAAGGATACAAGAAGCTAATCAAGTTATACACGAAGGCCAGCATAGAAGGGTTTTATTACACGCCAAGACTTGACTACCCCTCGATTAAGCAACTGTACTCCCCTGAAGATATCGTGGTTGGCATACCTTTTTACGATTCTTTCATACACGAAAACACGCTAAACTGTAAATCTTGTGTGCCAGATTTATCTTTCTGCAACCCAGTCTTCATGATTGAAGAGAACGACCTACCTTTCAATTATCTTATCGAGAACGCAATTAAAAACTACGCAAAACCAGAAGATGAACTCTTGAAAGTAAAAAGCGTTTTTTACAAAAACAAGGAAGACTTCAAGTCCTACTTATCATTTAGGTGCATCAACTCAAGAAGCTCCTTAGATAAACCAAACTTAGAACACATGAGTAGCAACGAATTCTGCTGGGAGGCTTTGCCCGAATGAACGATAGACTTTTAAGGTACGACAAGAAAAGCGTTTATGTCTTTATAGACTGCGAAACGCTTAATCTATGTCTGAACTCTTGTCACAACCTCCCTTGGCAGATTGCCATGATAAAGTGCCAAAACGGAAAATCTGGACCCGACTCAGAAGTCTCTGATTCCAGAGACTTTTTAATTAAATGGGATACTAATCTTAAAATAAGCGACGATGCTGCTAGGATAACTAGATTTTCCCAAGAGAAGTTGGACAAGCTGGGAAAAAAGCCAGAGGAAGTCTTCGCCACTATAAGAGATTGGTTGGACAAGTCAGACTACATAGTTGGCCATAATGTATTAGGTTTTGATTTATATTTAATAAAAGAACTTTATAAGCACTTCAATCTTTGCTACAAACATTTAGTGCCGAAAATATTAGATACCAACGCTTTAGCTCGTGGCGTTAAAACCAACTTTAAGTACGATAAAAACTCAAGCTTAATGGAGTATCAATACTGCATGAATAACCGGAGAGTTAGAGGAGTTAAGACTAACCTAAAAGCTATGGGGCAAGAATTCGGAATAGAACATGACTACGACAAGCTTCACGACGCCTTAGTAGACTTAGAACTCAATATTAAAGTTTGGGATAAAATAAAATATCAGATTGACCTATGAATAACTTCTCGAAAAACTTTGAAGAAATAGACCTAGAGATACACGGCGTAAGACTGCCTAGGTTTGAGGTTTCCAAAGATTACGTAAATAAGAGTCAGCTAAAAGGGGAGTTTAATAATTTTAATTTTCTGCGGTATGCTTGTTTAGAAAAATTTGAATCGCTTCAATTAGAAAAAGATAGCCCACTCTACAAAAAGTACTGCGAAAGAATTAAATACGAACTAGACACTTTAAAGGAATTAGGTTTTATCGACTACATACTAATGGTTTGGGATGTAGTTAAATTCTGTGAAAGAGAAGATGTACCAATTGGATTAGGAAGAGGGAGTGCTGCTGGAAGTATAGTTCTTTTCCTGCTGGGAGTAACGAAAATAGACCCAGTTAAACATGAATTATTCTTTGAAAGATTTGTCTCGAAAGTTCGCGCTAAGAAAAAAGTGGTCGATGGAGTTACGTACTTAGACGGGGCCTTAATGTGTGATGTTGATATGGATATATGTTACCACAATCGGCATAAAGTAATTAAATATTTAGAAGAAAAATACCACGGCAGAACATCTAAAATCTTAACCCTCAATACGTTTACAGGTAAGCTTTGCATTAAAGAGGCTGGTAAAATCGTAGGAGGAAAAACTGAATCAGAAATGAATATGATTTCAGCGATGATACCCAAAGTTTTTGGCCAAGTTAAGACGCTGGAAGAAGCCTATGATGAAGTTGCAGACTTCAAATCTTGGTGCGACGAGAATGAAGACTGCTACAAAGTGGCTCTCAAAATAAGTAACTTAGTTAAAAATAAGGGTGTTCACCCGTCCGCCATATCGATTTCCTACGGAAACATGGAGGAGTCTTACCCGACAGAACTCACATCGAAAAAAGACGGCTTCGTATCCTCTTACGATATGAATTGGGTGTCTATCTTCAATGTAAAGCTGGACATACTTGGACTCAGGGCCGTATCAGTGGTTGATGATGTCTGTAAGCAGGTCGGCATAAAAGCTCACGAAATAGATTTTAACGACGAAATAATTTACGAAAACCTACAGTACCTCAGAACACCGCATGGCCTTTTCCAAATCGAGGCCGACACAAACTTCAGAGTTTGTCAGAAAGTTAAGCCTAAAGACTTGGATGAACTAAGTGCTGTTTTAGCGTTGGCTCGTCCCGGTGCTTTAGCTTTTGTAGACCAGTACGCGGAGTACACAAACAATGGAGAGAAGGAAGTCGTTGAACCTTTCTTTGACGACATTCTATCATCCACTGGTGGCGTTGCTTTGTACCAAGAACAGTTAATGAAAATGGCTCACAAAATTGGCTTCACCCTTGATGAAGCCGAGATTCTCAGAAGAATTGTGGGTAAAAAGAAAGTTTCAGAAGTTAGAAAGTGGAAGAAAAAAATTAAAGATAAAGTCGCGGAAAACAATCTAGCTAAAAAAGTTGGAGATGTTCTATGGAGAGTTTTGGAGGACTCAGCAAATTACTCATTCAATAAATCACACTCTATCTCCTACGCAGCACTAGCTGCTGCGACAGTTTACTTAAAATTCAAGCACCCAAAAGAGTTTTTCTTAAGTTTACTAAAGATGTCTAGGCACGAACCTGACCCAATTTCTGAAATCTCCAAAATACACAAGGAAATGGATTACTTTGGGATTAAAATGTTACCGCCCCATTTAATTAAATCAAAAACAGATTTCAGTATTGAGGGCAACGATATAAGGTTCGGCTTATTATCAATCAAGGGCATTTCAGACAAATCCTTGGACAAGTTAATGAACTTCAAAGGAGAGTACACAAACAAATTTCAAATATTCGAAGCAGCTAATCACTGCGAAATCCCCATAGGAATCCTTAGCGCACTAATACAAGCTGGTGCTTTAGAAGGATTTAAACAGAGTAGAACGAAAGTCGCTTACGAAGCTCAAGTGTGGAACATACTCACTCAAAGGGAAAAAACCCTAGTACTCGAGAAAGGAGAAGAGTTTGACTTTGATTTAGTTAGGATAATCACCCACCTCTCCCAGACGATGGTGAAAGCCAAAACCGCAAAAGAAGCTAAGCCAGTCATCAAGGAAAGCAGAATGGAAACTATCAAGAAAAAAGCGAAAGGGTACAAAGACATTTACGCTCAAAACAGAAAATCAGAAAGCTTTGCAAATTGGTACTACGAAAAGAACCTGCTAGGCTATACCTACAATCGTACCTTGAGAGATTGTTTCTCAAACACCACGCGCAACCTAAATACTGTTCGACAAATAAACGAGATGGTCGCAGGAACTAGAGTAAAATTCATTTCTTATATTGGAGACAAAGTAGTCCAAAGCAGAAGCAGGAATGGTAATAAATACTTAATGACTTTTTGCTCAGACGAAACCGGAACAACTAAGACTATGATTTTCTCAAAGAAACTAGAGATATGTAAGGAAGAAAACGGTGTCTTACCAAAAGAGAACGACATAGTTATAGTTTCTGGCACGAAACAAGATGAAGTTGTCTTCGCGGACTCTATCTCGATTCAAAACACGAAAATATACTCCAAGCTGTCTGAATTAAAAAAATGATTTTAAATAGCTCAACCACCGCTCTAGTAACAGGAGGAGCAGGGTTCATAGGAAGCAACCTAGTGAATAAGCTCATTAGCATGAGGGTTAACGTCGTTTGCTTGGATAATGAATCAGCAGACTGTAACGAAAAATTTTACTGGAACGAAGAAGCTAGGAATTATTGTACTGACGTAAATGATTCCTACACATTGAATTGGATTTTCTCACACGAGAAGCCAGATGTTGTATTTCACTTAGCAGCAGAAGCCAGAATACAACCAACTATAAACCAACCCCAGATAGCATGTAGCACCAATTTTGTAGGAACGTGCAACGTACTTCAGGCCAGTAGAGAGAATAATGTAGACAGAGTTATATACTCATCTACATCTTCTGCTTATGGCAGAAAAAACGTCCCCCCTTTGAAGGAGGATATGCCCAAGGATTGCCTAAACCCATACTCGGTATCCAAAACCGCTGGAGAAGAGATTTGCAAAGTATACAATGACATATACGGGTTAAACACAATAACCCTTAGATATTTTAATGTCTACGGAAACAGGGAACCAATAAAAGGACACTACGCTCCGGTTATTGGCCTTTTCCAAAGACAATTTTTACAAGGAGAACTTCTTACAGTGGTTGGCGATGGCTTGCAGACTAGAGATTTCACCGACGTAAGAGATGTTGTTGAAGCTAATATACTAAGCGCGTCTTGTGAGAATGATAAAGCATTTGGCGAAATATTTAACATAGGAACTGGGAAATCTTTTTCTATACTGAGTATAGCTGAAAAGATAAGCAAAAAAATAGAGTTTATACCGGAAAGACAAGGAGAAGCTAGAGCCACATTAGCTGACAACTCTAAAGCTAAGGAAATTTTAAATTGGTCACCCACTTACGAACTAGAAAAGTACTTAATTGACTTTAAGATTAAAAATAGTACGATATAGCAATGAATCAGCTACAATTCTACAAGCCAACCCCAAAATCAACCGGAGCAGCTTCTTCGTTCTGGATTAAGCCCGACGACAAAGAAGGAATGACTTTTTGGTGTAGTTTAATCAAGCAACACTCTTGGGACGCTAAAAGAAGAACTGGGTCTTTTATTGAAAATAAAGACAATAAAGATAAAAGAGTAATCATAAAATTCAGCGACACTGAATACGCTGGTATTGCTGACGCAATAGACAGAAACGTAGAATACACAGGCTACCACGGAAGCCAGAATCAAGTGGTAAAGTACAGATTTGGCCCATACCTAAAACAAGGAGAACAAGTAGGGTTTTCTTTGTCCGTGCAAAAGGAAGACAAGGAAGACTCCACTAATAAACAAAGTTACGTTATTGGATTTTACTTTAATGAAGCCAAGCTTCTTTCCCTGTACTTAGAAACCGCTCTAAGACAATCTTTCACTATGAAACGTAAGGAAAAATCTTGAGAAAGAAAAAGGTTTTAATTCAAACCGATTTCGCAGTGGTTAAATCTGGTTTTGGCAGAAACGCCAAAGCCATTTTAACTTATCTGTACAAAACTGATAAATACGAATTAGTAAATTACTGTGTCGGCATAGTAGAAAATTATTACGAACTACAAAAAACTCCTTGGAAGTCAATCGGATGTATACCTACTGATAAAGAAAAATCGGAACTAATAGAAAAAGACCCAAAGCTTAAATACCTTACCCCATACGGCGCATTTAAACTTGATGAAGTGATAGAAAAAGAGCGACCCGATGTCTACATCTCCGCTCAAGACATATGGGGAGTAGACTTTGCAACTCAGAGAAGCTGGTTTGATAAAATCACTTCCGCCATATGGACCACCTTAGACTCACTACCAATACTGCCAGCAGCAATAAAGGCAGCTAATAAATGCGAAAACTTCTGGGTGTGGAGCAACTTTGCCCAGAAAGAAATGCAAAAAATGGGCATTAAGAATGTAAAGACGCTCCACGGAGCCCTAGAAGAAAAAGATTTCTACAGGCTAACCGATTCCGAAAGGCAATCCCTTAGGTCTAAAAACAACATAGGAAAAGATGAGTTTGTAGTAGGATTTGTATTCAGGAACCAACTAAGAAAATCTGTCCCAAACCTGATAAAAGGCTTTAAGCAGTTCAAGTCCGACAATCCTTCCTCGAAAGCAAAATTATTACTCCACACTCACCTAAAAGAAGGTTGGAATATTCGTCAGCTAATCGAGGAAAGCAACATTAACCCAAATGACGTCTTGTTCACTTATATATGTGAAGAATGCTCTAGCTACGAAGTGAGACCATTCATAAACTCCGACTGCGAATGTAAATCATGCGGAGAAAAAAATTCCCTAGAAACAGTCAGTGTAGGCAAAGGCGTAACTGAAAGCCAATTAAACGAAGTATACAATTTGATGGATGTTTATTGCCATCCGTTTACATCTGGAGGTCAAGAAATACCAATTCAAGAAGCTAAACTCACTGAGTTAATAACCTTAGTTACTAACTATAGCTGCGGAGAAGAGATGTGTGAGCCTGAGGCTAATTCATTAGCCTTAGAATGGGATGAATATAGGGAAATCGGAACTAACTTTAAAAAAGCTAACACCAGACATGAGTCTATATCTAAAAAACTAGAAGAAGTTTACAAGATGAGTCCCGCTTCAAGGAAAGAAATGGGCGAAAAAGCCAGAGAGTGGACGATAGAAAACTTTTCTATATCAAGAATAGGCTTAGCTCTTGAATCCTTCATCGACAACGCCCCATTAATAGATGAAAAAAATTACCCTACCCCAGAAAAGAAAGACCCCAATGCCGAAGTTGAGTTCAATGAAAACGGAGCTACGTGGGTAAAAAATTTATACAGAGATATATTAAAAGTTAAAGTCGATGACGACGACGAGGGGCTAGTTCACTGGCTTAAGAAGCTTAAAGAAGGGATGCCTCCAGCAGGAGTCGAGCAATATTTCAGACAAGTAGCAGCTAAAGAAAACATAAAAGAAGCTGGATTCAATCAGTTTCTCTCTAAAGACGACGAAGGAAGAAGGATATTATTTGTTTTCCCTCAAAATCTCTCGGAGGCAGTACTAGCGACAAGTCTATTAAAAAGCGCGAAAGAAACTTACCCGAATCACAATATTTACGTCTCAACAGAGCAACCGTTCGGAGACTTCTTTGCCCCAAATGAGCTTATACACAAAATCTTACCGCCCTATGAACGCGCAGAAGGATATATAGATAACCTTGAAAAACAAGACTTCGAAATAGTATTTGACTTAAATACATACGACTATAAGCACAATCAGAAAGATGAAATCTCCTTCGCACTAAAAAGTTAACGTATGCACGTATTAGAATCATTCTCTACATCGACAGGGCTCAAGCTGTCCAAGCCTTTTATTTATGAAAAATATTTTCCCGTAGGATGCGACAAGTATATAACCATAGATAACACTAGAGAAAACAGTCCGCCTGACTTTCAAAACTGGCAAGAAATATGCAATTTTCTTAACGGACCACTCTCTAAGCACGGAATCTCTATCGTACAACTAGGAGATGATGCTGCGCCAGAAATGAACGGCGCAATCAGGTTAAACGGAAAAATAAACCTTGGACAGGCTGCATACGTACTCAACAACAGTTTACTACATCTATCCACTGACGCTGTTTCAGCCCACATAGCCAACACCTTCAACGTGCAGACTATTTGTATGATTGATAAGCCTGAAAACGCCAGCCACGCTCCTTACTGGACTGACAACGTAAAAAGCGAAACTCTATTTGAATCAACTCAAGAACTAGGAATAATTAAACCTGAAGCGATAGCCGAGAAAGTGCTAGATAAGCTAATGATAGATTTTGAGTCTAAATTCGAAACAATTCACATAGGAAAAAAGTTCGTAGACGGACAAGAGTTTGTAGAAACGCTTCCAGATCAATCTGTAAACATAGAGTCCATGAACATAAAGTCGATTATGTTTAGAATGGACTTACTTTTTGACGAAAAAAAGTTAGAGGAACAATTGAGGATAGGCAACGTAAACATCATAACCAATAAAGCTATTGATTTAGAAATTTTAAAAAAATACAGAAAAAACATTCCTCAGTTAGTCTACGTAGTCGAGGAGGATGATGATCACAAATTTGCAGAGTCAGTGAAAAACTTAGGTATTAGCCTGTTTTTGTTTTCTAGAATGGACTCAAAACAATTAAATAAAAAGAAAATAAATTATCTAGATATTGATCTTATCTTCACAGAGTCCTACAAAGAGGAACAAAAGAAAAAAATCTTATCGCACGGAGTAGATAAACTTTATTATAAGTCCAACAAATTTACCCTCTCTAACGGCAAAACTTTTCCAAGCGAGTCTGCTTGGAGAAACAATCAGGAGATAGGTGGCAAAGGCGAAGTCGTAGAATTCAAGGATGATCCGCTTATATGGAGAAGTATTGATAACTTATATATCCTGAAGATACTTGACTAGAACGCAGAAAAAACATAATATCGTTTTATGCCTAAAAAAAGCAATGATGCTAACTCTCCCACTGTCTCTAGAGATAACTCTGGCTTACTTGTTTCAGACGACATTGACTACAAATTCGAGGAGAACGGCTTAGTAAACTGGAGGGGAATGATTGATAAGAAGTGGCTTGTCCCCAACAGAGATAAGACAGACGTGGCTGATGTTTCTAAGCTCAAAGACACAGAACTCATTATCCTACTCGGCGGTATCAAAGAATTAGCTCAAATAAGGGGATACACTGATTTAACTTACGAAGTCAACTGCCCCAGCCCTGATTATGTAGTTGCTACCTGTAAAATTACTTGGATACCGAATTATGAAACAGAAAACAAACCAGTTACTTTCTCAGCAATAGGTGACGCCTCAATGTCGAACACTTCAGACTTTGCTAGAAATTATTTAGCTGCCACAGCAGAAAACCGCGCTTTTGTAAGATGCGTAAGGAGTTTCCTTAGAATTAATATCGTAGGAGGTGATGAACTAGCTGGAGTGAGAACCTCACAGCCAACATCAACAACCCCCTCAACTAGAGAAGAAAGCTCCAGCAATTTAAGCGAAAGCGACCCTCATTTCTTACTCGAAAAAGTGATGTCTCAAAAAGGGGTTTCTCTGGATAAGGTCAAGAAAGTGTTGGTTAAAGAAGGGTATGATGGCGCGGAAGAAATCGAAAACCTAAAAGATATCCCCAAGCCAAAAGTATTTAATTTAATCAGCCGTATACAAGCAATTAGCTAGCTCTTAATATCGCTAAACACGGAGGCTATCGAATCGATGACCTCCGTTTTTTTATTACCCCTTAAGTAGTTAAGCATTATACTTTTAATTTCTTGGTTTTTTCTTTTTACAATTGAATTGTTTCCATAGTCATAATTAGGCTCTAAATGTAAATGGAAAGACCAAGTTTTTTCTGGAATAGATATATTTAAAGGCTCATTGAAGTTGTCGTTTTTGTTCCTCCACCACCCAATATTGTGGGAGGCGTCGAATATATGGGTGCTATATTTTTCTGGGATATAATCCATTCCTTGTTGTTCGTAAAATCTGGAATCCTTTAAGTATAGCCTCCTCCAAAATCTTGGAAAAGTTTTATCGCAACAGAAAACATATCCAGCGTTAAAAAAGCCGTTCCCAAAAGTCTGATAGAATCTTCTAGCAGGACAATAATGAGGAGAAAGTATTATTTCTCTATCTGAGTGTATACTTAACTTCTCGCACAGAATAATATCAGCATCCAAAAAGAAAGTATTTGAATGATTTTTTAGTGCGAAAGACATCGCGTCCATTTTTTTAAATATGTACTCTTCTCTATGAAACGTTTGTAGGTGAACGAAACGTTTCTTAAAAAACCTTCGCATTATCCTCTGTTTGGAAGCTTCAGATATGTCTATCTTTATTATTAAATTAGATATACCTTGCTGCTCTAAGAACTCTTTAGTTTCTTGGTCAGCTATAACGTAAATTGGTTGGTCGTGAAATATTCTGATAGTCCGCAAAGTAACCAACCCTTCCCTCATGACTTCCTTGCTTATCACTAAGGAAAAAGATTCTATTTGCTTGCTAGAAGAGCTTTTTTCCCCAGCAAGCTGCAAGATGTATTCAGTTAAATAATAGAGCCTTCTTTTTTGCTTTTCTTCTTTTTGATTTGGGTTTTCGGCGGTAACTCCATGAATTAAAAGTTCTTGAAGTTTTTTTTGAGATTCTGTGAAGTCTTTGGACTCTAAATCTATTAAGAATTTAGGCTTTTTTTCCAAAAACGTTAAATTAGGAACCTCTAAGACTTTATGATCCCCGTGCTGCACCTGAGATTCTACTAACCCCAAAAAGCCCCCTTTGTTTAATTTTAAAAGAAAGTCAAAATTCATTTTTTAAAAAACTTACATTCCTACAAATATTGCAAAAAAAACGTATTTTAGAAATGAAAATTTTTATTATTTCTTCCAACTATCCCAAAACTCTCTATTTCGCAACGCTTCTTGAGAAGAGTATTTCGGGAATCTTGATGTAATCCCTTTTCTCACGCCCGCTAGTTTTAGGTTAGCTGTTGAAGGTGCTTCATTGCCCCATGCAGCCACCTTGATTATTAATTTATTTTTATTTATTTCTGCCCCGAACGCGCAAGGAGTATTACATATCATGCTAACCACTCTTAATGAATTGGGTTCGCATACGTCTAAATATAGAGGGTCTATGTCAACCTCAACTTTTATTTCTTCTGCTGATTTATCTCCTTTGATTGAAACGGAAATTATATCTTCGAATATCGCTTCTGGCATTTCAGTGCAATAAAGACCGAGGTGTTCTTCTGTTAGCGAAGATTCAACAATTGCATACTTAGCTCCGGGGTCACCTTGTGGGCCAACATTGCCTCTAGGACCAAGATTTCCAACATCGCCTCTGGGACCAATACCTCCAGTTAAGCCTATTGGACCTATATCACCAACAGGCCCTATTGGACCTATATCACCAACAGGTCCAGTAGCTCCAGTTGCTCCCTCTAACGCGAGATAATCCCAGTATGTAACATTCGGTGGCTCTTCGTCTTCATGTTGTAAAATGCAAATGTAAGATGACCCATTGTGATTAACTGCATCGTCAACTAAATACTCAGTGGTGTCGTTCCAACTACCTCGCCAAATTAAACCTTCGGGGCCTTGAGGGCCTTGAGGACCTTGAGGACCTTGAGGACCTTCAGGGCCTTCAGGACCTTCAGGACCTTGAGCTCCAGTAGGACCAACAGGTCCTCCGCTAGCCCCAGTAGCCCCAGTATTACCTACATCTCCCTTAGCACCTTGATCACCTTGATCACCTTGATCACCCTTAGCACCTTCAGGACCTTGAGGACCTTCAGGACCTTGAGGACCTTCAGGACCTTGAGGACCTTGAGGACCTTCAGGACCTTGAGCTCCAGTAGGACCAACAGGTCCTCCGCTAGCACCAGTAGCCCCAGTAGCCCCAGTATTACCTACATCTCCCTTAGCACCTTGATCACCTTGATCACCCTTAGCACCTTCAGGACCTTGAG